TTCTACCAATACCATTAGCACCATACTTACCAAAGAAAGGAGTAAATGACTGTCTATTATTTCCTCCAGTTCCACCTGACTTTCCTGGCAGATCACCAGAACCACCAGTACCACCAGAACCAGAACCGCTATTACCTACACTTTGTCCACCACCGCCACCACCTGCTGTACTTCCAGCAAAGGTAGTAGCTCCACCAGCAGTAGCCGTTCCACCACCACCGCCAACGGAATATGAATAATTCACTGCTCCATTAGGATTAGTTCTATAAAACTTCACTCCACCAGTTCCACCAGCACCACCGTATCCAGTTGAACTTGGATCGTCATCATCACTAAAGAAACTAGCGGAACCTCCACCTCCACCTCCACCAACAAAGACGGCTATCATAGTTTTACACCAAGATTGAGTGGTAAAAGTTTGATTAGTTCCTGATGTATAAACAGTAATTCTACTATTTCCTGCTATTGCTCCAGGAGCACCTTGAGCACCAGGAGAACCTTGAGCACCAGGAGAACCATTGGTTCCAGGAGCACCTTGAGCACCTTGAGCACCAGGAGCACCTTGAGCACCAGGAGCACCTTGAGCACCTGCAGGTCCATCAGAAGGTACTCTTTTCCAAACAGTACCATCATACTTCCACTGAACACCATTCTCAGTGTGAGTATCATCTTGATTGGGACTATTGGGAAAATTAAAAGCTGCCATTTACAAAAATATTTTTAGTTATTTATCAAAATTAATTGAAAAGGAGATTCTATTACTATCTGACTGATTTCTAGTTACATAATGATCCAAATATGCTGGAAACATATAATAAAAACCTTTCTCTGGTTTAATAGTAGTTGCTCCCCAACTATGATATCTATGATTTAATTTAGGTCTAAAAACCAAATCTCCAGATCCTTCTGGAACTGAGACATAAAGAACAGCAGAAGCATAATAATTAAGATGATTATGTTCTCTTGTACTCATATTCTTTTCATGAATATGTCCCCAATATTGTTTAGCAACTATTTTCTCATTCGTAACTTGATAAAATACTGATGCCATTTCTTCTATAATATCATCCACTATCGGAGAAGGTGGACAATAAGAATCCTCATTACGACTATCAGCAGAATAGTCACTCCATTTATTAGAATAATTATCCAATAATAACTTTTCTAATGAATCCAAATCTTGTGTGATTTCTGCTTTAATAATATCAACCTGAGAAATAGTACGTGACTCTACAGTTAATTTTTTATCCATAATTATGCCATAAAATATTGATCTTTTTTACATGGAAAATAATTAATATTCATTACCAACCTACCAGATTGATCTGTACAACTGGTTCCAGTATGTCGCATATTACTATCAAAAATAACTATCCTATTTTCAACACTATTCACTTTAGGACCATCTTCAAATAAAGTATATCCATCACAGGTATTTAAATAGAAAACAGCAGTAGTTATATCTGGATAATCAATATGAAAAGCATCCCTATGCACTTGCAATGTCTCTGTTCTAGGATTTAAATTTACTTTAATCCTAATAAGAGCTGCCATATTTAATTTTCCTCTAAGAAATTCTACATTAGAATAAGTAGGATTGGGTATATCATTTGCATAAAAAGAATGAACAAATTGTGCTATCTTACTATCATTAGTAACTAACCCAAAATACCAAGGAAAACTAGTCGATGAAATATAGTCTCTTAAATTTTTAAACTCTTCTTCACTTAAAAAATTATCAATAATTTTCATCATTATGATGGTTCACTAGGCCAATCGGAATGATTCTCATCTTTAGCCATTGCCTTTCTAGTTGCTTCGTCTTTATTTGCTGGAAGATCTCTTAATGTTTGACGGTATGTTCCCCATTCTGTTTTCTTAGAAGTAGACAATGGTGAATCATTTCCTTGCGTCCAATCACTATCTTCCAATCTTATACTTCTTTTATGCCTAAACACCCTATTCCAATCTTTATCATCTAATATAGCTTGATCTGCTGCTTCTTGTGCAATTAATCTTAATCTTTCATTTTCATGATGAGTTACTGCAGCTTCATATACACCCAATGAAGTTATACCAACATTTGGCGAACCATTATTATATTCAACCTCTCCAGAAGATCCATCCCATTGAACTGCATGAACTCCTGTTGGAATATAACTCCAATCAGTATTAATACCAATATATCCCGTTGTGCCAATAGATATAAATTTATCTTCAGGAATAATAGTTACTTTCATTCTTTGTCCTCACCCTCCTCTAGTTCTAATTTATTTATTTTATCATCTATTGTTTTTATGTCAATAGGTGCTACTGGACTTTGTAATATAGCAGTAGTAACTTGTTTAATTAGTTTTCTATTTGCTTCATTATCTCTAACACTTTCATTTCTTGCTGATTCAACAGCAGCACCAGTTTCCCTTTGCCTCTGAGAATTTTCTATTAATAACATAGGCAACCAAGTAACTGCACATCCCCACTCATCAACTTCTTCGCCTGATTGTGGATTAGTTCCTCTAATCTGAGTAAACCATTCACATTTAAGTTTCATACATTCCTCACCAATTAGAGGACACCAATGTTCTCGTTCAAGTTTCATATAATTAATCTTTACTGCATATTATAACATCAGTATACTTAACATTCAAGTTAATTGATGGATTTGTAAACCCATGATCGTGAGATCCTCCACCTTGAGATTGGTTGGAGGTATCTCGATCAGTCGTGAATGCATTATTATCACTATCATGACCTTTATTAGAACCTTTAATATTATTTGGATTCGCCAAATTACCATCATTCTCTGCAAAATATCCCATCTTATATGGGTGATTGTGCTTCGCAATTTGGTTAGTTGATAGTGTACGATTACCAACACTACCACCACTAGTCTGCCTTGAACTATTAAACGCAGTAGTGAAATCATTACTACCACCCTGATTACCACCAGTATTTCCACTTACAACTCTAAGTGCTCTTTCATTATTTGCTGTTTGTTTTGTCCATCCAGTAGGAGCAGACTGCTGATGAAATAACATTTTAGTTCCAGAAGGAATACCAGCATTACCAGTAGCACCTTGACTACCAGGAGCACCTTGGACACCTTGAACTCCTGGTGAACCTGATGGTCCTTGAGATACCGATACCCATTGAGAAGACGAATTATCAGGATCCTGATACCAAGTATGTAAATCACCATCATCACTATCCCACCATAAAGTTCCTACATTAGGACTACCTGGTGGAGATGTTCCGATGTTAAGTGAAGCATTACCACCAGAAGTACCTTGGATACCTTGGACTCCATCATTACCATTGTTTCCATTATTACCATTGTTTCCATTAGTACCTTGATGTCCTTGTATACCTTGGACTCCAGCATTACCAGCATTTCCACTAATACCTTGGATGCCTTGGATGCCTTGAATACCTTGAACACCTACTGCACCTTGAGCTCCAGCATTACCAGCATTACCAGTAATACCTTGGATACCTTGGATACCCTGAATACCCTGAATACCTTGTGGTCCTACATTTCCTGTATTTCCATTATTACCATTGTTTCCAGCAGTACCTTGATGTCCTTGATGTCCTTGAATACCTTGAACTCCAGCATTGCCATCATTACCATTGTTTCCATTAGTTCCCTGTATTCCTTGAATACCTTGAATACCCTGAATACCTTGAGCTCCATTATTACCATTATTACCATTGGTTCCAGCAGTACCTTGGTGTCCTTGATGTCCTTGATGTCCTTGAATACCTTGAGCTCCATCATTACCATTGTTTCCATTATTACCATTAGTTCCAGCAGTACCTTGATGTCCTTGATGTCCTTGGATACCTTGGTGTCCTTGATGTCCTTGATGTCCTTGAACTCCATCATTACCATCATTACCATTGGTTCCAGCAGTACCTTGGATACCTTGGATACCTTGAATACCTTGGTGTCCTTGGTGTCCTTGATGTCCTTGGATACCTTGTGCTCCATCATCTCCATCATTTCCATTAGTTCCAGCAGTACCTTGGTGCCCTTGAATACCTTGAATACCTTGTATACCCTGAATACCCTGAGCTCCAGCATTACCAGCATTACCAGTAATACCCTGAATACCCTGAATACCTTGAGTTCCTTGTATACCTTGTATACCCTGATGTCCCTGATGCCCTTGTATACCTTGGACACCTAAATCCCCTTTATCACCAGTTCTTGCAAAAGTTATAATTATATCTTCATTATGCTGAAACTGTGTATTAGCACTATTAACATGTCCACATTCTATTTTAAAATATCCACTTGCTTCCGTTAATCCTGAAATAGTGAATAACGCAAAATCAGAAGAATCAAGTCTATTTGATATACGAAAATGTCCTTTAATTGTAGAAGTAGAATCATCAATGGTTCTCAAATATGTCTGAATATCTGTACCATTCTTGTCTTCATCATCAATATACAAGAATGTTGCATTAGCAGTTGTTCCATTATTAAGTCTTAATATACCATCACCAGGGTCACTATCAGCAGAACTATTTCCATCAAACGTATAATCAAAAGTTACTCCACCAAAATTTCCGTCAGCACCTTGTCTACCTTGATGTCCTTGAGCTCCAGCATTTCCTGCATTTCCAGCAGTACCTTGATGTCCTTGTATACCCTGAATACCTTGAGTTCCTTGTATACCCTGAATACCCTGAATACCTTGGTGTCCTTGATGTCCTTGGATACCTTGAATACCTTGGATGCCTTGTATGCCTTGAACACCTATATTTCCTGCATTTCCAGTAATACCTTGGATGCCTTGGATACCTTGGAATCCTTGAACTCCCACTGCACCTTGAATTCCTTGATGTCCTTGAATACCAGTAGTACCCGTAATACCCTGAATACCTTGGATACCTTGATGTCCTTGGATACCTTGGAATCCTTGAACTCCAGGAACATTAGATTGATGTCCTTGAATACCTTGGTGTCCTTGAATACCTTGGAATCCTTGAGCACCTCCCGTAGGACCTTGTACACCTTGTGCTCCTGGATCAGGAAGTCTTCTCCACCTATCACCATCCCAACGCCATGATGATCCATTCTCATAATGAACATCATTTACATTGGGATTTTTTGGGAAGTTAAGAACCGCCATTATATATTATATTTTTTAGTTATTTATCCCTTAAGTAAACCATCCATTTTTTCTGGTACTTTTCTCAGCCATCCTGTACATATATACTTATCTTCGGATTTTGGAGGATATCCTCTATGTATCCAAGGCCATGATGAAGGAAATATCACAATTTTTCCTGCTTCTGGTTGAATTTTTAATCCTGTACTAAATTCAGTATAACCATCTTCGTGAACATCATTTAAATACCAAATAAAGGTAAGATGTCTGGTTCCAAGTTGATCTTGATGCCAAGTATAAAAACCACCAGGTACAGTTTTTTGTATTTGATATCCAGTATCCTCACTACTATAATCTTGAGAATACGCTCCATATGGTTCAGGAGCCCATTCCACATACTGATCTAGATTCTTAGATAAAGACTTAAAAAATATACTATCCTCTTCTTTCCAATTATCCGATTGACTAATATAAAGATCCATAGATTGTTTTACATCTAAATCAATACCTTTGCCAATACAACCTTGAACTGGGTTATCATTATTAAATTTTTCAATGCAATGATTGCAAAAATCTTTATCTAATTGATTTTGCATCACATAAACTAAATCATCAAGTTTCATAATATTAATAATTCATTCTTCGTTATTTATAAAATCTTCGTACATTTTCATATCATATCATACTCTTATATCACACTTCTGTCAAATTGATTTTATATTTTTTACTATTTTTATGGTTTATCAGATATAAGTTCTCTTCACCACATACAAACTGCCAATCACCCGTGGTTCCATCAATTTTATTATTGGATGCAGTCTGATTCTTAAGATTTAAATGTCCTACTGTACTTATTCCTGACATCTTTACGAAAAGGTAGCTCTCTTGTTATATATTCAAATAAGATATTGTTTGTATCAGAATGTCTATCCCATATTTTTCTTCTATCATCCTTTGATGGCATATAATCATATGATTGAAAGTCAACAGCATATATTTTATTCTCTCCATCCAAAA